ACCATCTTTAGCATGGTGCAAACATTATCAAGAGAGAATAATTTAAATAACATAAATCACTTTGATCTAGTTGTTGTTGATGAAAGTCATCATGCAGTGGCCGATACATATATGCGTATCATTAACAAAGTAAAACAAGCCAATGAATCTGTAGAGATTATTGGATTTACTGCAACACCTAATCGTGGTGATAGAAAAGGTTTAAGACAAGTTTTTACCAACTGTTCACATCAAATTGAGATTAGCACATTAATTAGAGAAGGCTTTTTAGTTCCACCAAAAACATATGTTGTTGATGTTGGAGTGCAAAAAGATTTAGAGAATGTCCGTAAGACTGTAACTGATTTTGATATGTCAGAGGTTGAAAAGATTATGAACAAAAGAGCAATCAACGAAAAGATTGTTCAAGAATGGCAAGATAAGGCTAGTGACAGAAAAACAGTTATCTTTTGTAGTACCATTGTTCATGCACAAGATGTATGTGATGAGTTTAGACGTAAGAATATTAGAACAGAAATTGTTACTGGTGATACACCAAGCGAACAAAGAAAACAAATTTTACATGATTTAGAGCATGGTGATGTTCAAGTTGTTGTTAATGTGGCAGTGTTAACCGAGGGGTTTGATGCACCACCTATTAGTTGTATTGTATTGACTAGACCATGTTCATACAAATCTACAATGGTACAAATGATTGGTCGTGGATTAAGAACAATTAATCAAGAGGAATATCCTGGAATAATAAAAAAAGATTGTATTGTTTTGGACTTTGGCACGAGTGTTTTAACACATGGATCTTTAGATGAAGGTGTGGATCTTGATGGAGCACAAGCGAACAACTCTGGTGCAACACCGCTTAAAGTATGTCCAGATTGTCAATCAGAAATTCCTTTATCATCAAGAGAGTGTCCTATTTGTGGCCACGAATTTGGTACACAAGATAAAGAAGTTCTTGATAATTTTACAATGACGGAAGTTGACTTGATTGATAGATCTCCATTTAGGTGGCTTGATTTGTTTGAGAATAAAAGATGTATGATGGCAAGTGGATTTAACGGATTTGGATTAGTAGCACATTTAAATGACATCTCTGTCGCCATTGTAAAGCGAAATAAAGGGCGTTTAAGGGTTGTAAGTGTAGGTACAAAGGAACAAGCGATTGCATCTGCTGATGACTTTTTAAGAGGGATTGAGGATAGTGATGGTGCAAAAAAGGGTAAAAGGTGGTTAAATCAAGGTGTTACATTAAGACAAAGAGATGCTTTAGCTCAATTAGGTCAGTTTATTAGACCTATGGATTTTAGTTGGAATAAGTATAAAGCGGCTTGTTGGTTAAATTATTTATGGAACAAAAGAGATATTGATAGCAAAGTTTTAAATTACTATGAGGGAGATAATAATGCAGCGTAGTGAAGCGTTAAAAAAGGCAGATTTACTTATAAATGGTCCAAGAGCAAAAACTCATGGAGATGCTTATGACACACATACAAGTATAGCTAAAATGTGGAGCATTTTATTAAGAAAAAAACTAAAAGAGGATTTAGATATTAATGATATATACCGATGTATGATTGGTATTAAACAAATTAGAAACAGTCAAAATCCAAAAGTTGAAGATAATATGATTGATATTATTGGATATGCGGCTCTAGCAGTGGAGGCAAAAGATGGCAAGAATGGAAGTTAATTACACTGTATATGTAGAAAACAAAGCTGGTGTAGAAGATACAAGGCACATTAAAATGTTTGTTCCATTTATGTTTAGCGATACTCCAGAACAAGTATTTGGCAATGTTGTTGATGTAATGAAAGAAACAGTTAAAAAAATGAAATGTGAACTTATGGGTGGTTTAATAGTGGCTTACTTTGATGGGTTAGAAGTATTCACAGCAGAATTTTATAGTAATGAAGAAATAGGAGAAATAAATTGGATAAGGTCATCATCGGAGACGATGCACTAAAAAATTTGACTAAATTATTTAGTAAGTTTGGTTGGAATAAAAAATTAAGTGAGTTAACAGAAGAGGAAATAACTTCAACTGTTTTAATAATGCAATTTTCAAAAAGGATAAAAGAAGATGAACAATACACAAAACAATACCTCGATAAATTACTTCTTAAATATGTCCACGAAAAAGAGGAAGAAACAATCCGAGATGAAGATTTGCCATTTTGAAGATGTAATTAATAAAACTATTGTAGATAAAAATAAGTCTGAACCCAAAAGACGTTATTTAGGTGGATCTATGTTAGGTGATAAGTGTGCAAGAAAAATACAATATATTTATAAAGGTCAAGAACCAGATGAGGGCAAATCTTTTGATGCAAGAACTTTAAGAGTATTCCAACTTGGACATGAATTAGAGAATAGCATGGCAGGTTGGATAAGAAATGCTGGTTTTGATTTAAGAACAATAGATTCTAATGGTGGTCAGTTTGGATTTTCAATAGCAGATGATGAAATAAAAGGGCATATAGATGGTGTTATATGTGGTGGACCATTAGATATTGAGTATCCAATGTTGTGGGAATGTAAATCTGCTAATGAAAAAAAGTTTAGAGATTTTAAAATAAAAGGCATAAAAGCCAATCATACATACGAAGTTCAAGTGGCATTGTATCAGGCATATATGGAATTAACAGATAATCCTTGTTTATTTACAGTTATAAATAAAAACACAAGTGAGATATTTTATGAGCTTGTTCCGTTCAATCAAGATTTAGCACAATATGCCAGTGATAGAGCAGTGGAAATATTGAAAGCATCTAAACAAGATGAAATGTTGCCAAGAATTGCACAGAATAAAGATGTATATGACTGTAGGTTTTGTCAATTCTCAAACACTTGTTGGAATAATTAACGATGGCGATACAGAAGGTAGCAAAGTATCGCCATCATTGGAGATCGTAATGAACATAATAAGGTTTGGCAATAACAAACAAACATTAGATTCTAAAGAGCTTGTGGAATTAATAAGCGAGAAAGTTCCCGCACAAGTTCAAATAGATTTGTTGCGTGAAACCTATCCAAATGGTGTAATCAGAGGAGATCAATTTACTATTGGTTCTTTACATGGTGAATCTGGTAAGTCTTTAAAAATAGACATTAATCCAAGATCGCCATACTTTATGAAAGGACAAGATTTTAATGGTGCAGATGGTGTAGGAGGTATTGTTAAAATTTTGATGGAAGGTAGAAATATGAGATTGCCAGAGGTAAAAGAATTGTTTGCATCATATCTTGAAGAAGGAAAATCAAAAGATGTTGAAACAATAAGTTCTATTATTGCACCTGAAACTAAACATATTAATATCAACACTCCGTTTGATAGCGAACATAAATACTTAAATGCACAAAGTGAATTATTATGTTTGGTTAGAAGATATAACACCAAAGATAACGATGGTAATCCTATATTAGATGGTCATGGTAAGCCCAAAAAAGAATTTAGACAATTCACTGGTGGAAGTAATTATCCAAGAATGCCAGATGTTCGCCCTTTATATAACATACCTAACATCATCGCTTCTGATAAAATCATTTGGGTTGAGGGCGAAAAGTGTGCTGATGTATTAAATGAACTAGGTTATACAGCGACTTGCACTATGGGTGGTGCGGGTATGTTATCAAGGAAGTCTGCAAACTTATTTGATTTTTCACCTTTACATGAAAAAGAACTCGTAATTTGGCCAGATAACGATACGGCAGGTCGTAAGGTGGCAGAGCTTGTCCAAGAACTCGCACTTAATGCAGGTGTAAAATCAGTTACGACATTAACACCACCAAGAGGAAAACCAGAAAGATGGGATGTTGTAGACGCAGTAGCCGAACAATTTAACATAAATGAGTTTCTCAATACAAATGTAAAACAAGTTAAAAAGAATATTAATTTACTTGATGAGAGTTTGTTAATTAGTAGATTTGTTGGTCAAGCACCAGAACAGAAATTTTTAATTGCAAACACCTTACCTCTTGCTGTGCCAATCATATTTTCTGCAGCAGGTGATAGTGGTAAAGGTATGATGACATTAGATTTAGCCATGAAAGTATCAAGTGGACAAGCGATGCAAGACTCTTTTGGTGGCATGATAAGTGAGTTTGGAAATTCTATAATATTTACGGCTGAAGATGATGAGGCAGAGATGCACAGAAGAATAGATAGACTTGATATTGATAACAACAGATTAAATTACGAGCATGAATTACGAATAGTTAGTTTACCTAATGTGGGTGGAGTGTTTCCTATATTACAAGAAACACATGATGGTTACAGAACAAGTGATGAGTTTGATAAAATATATGAACAAATACTTCACATGAAGAATCTTAAATTAATTGTGTTTGATCCTTTGGCTTCATTTGTTCATGCAGATGTAAATTCAGACCCCGCGGCAGGTGCCGCTTTGACTGGATTGTTAGCGCAGATTGCAACAGAAACTGGTGCTTCAGTTATTATGTGTCATCACATGACCAAGATAAAAGAAGATTTAGTTGTAAATACTCCAGAACAAGCAAGAAACATGATTAGAGGTACATCAGCATTAGTTGATGGTGTTCGTTGTGCTTTTGCACTATGGCAAGTAGATGAGGCAACTGGTCGTAGAAGATGTCAAGATTTAGGCATAGATTATAAAAGAAATAAATGTTTTGATGGAGCAGTGGTAAAGTCTAATGGACCTGCGAACAGAAATATTAGGCATTTTATTAGAGATGAGTATAGTGGATTGCTTGTTGATAAGAGTGATGACATATCAAGATTACATACTGGTTCAAATAAAGAAATTAAAAAGACTGCTTTATTTAATTGGATTTCAGACTGCGAGAGAGAAGGCAGAGCTATGACACAGCAATCAGGTGCAGATGCAATATTGCAAAGAATGTCGGCTGATACAGATGCACCAACAGTATTAAACAATTGCACACAAAGAATGATTGATGGTCTTGTTAGAGATCTTATACAAGAGGGTAGACTTGCCAAGTATTCTTTTAGCACAAGTGGTGGATTTATGCTTAAGCAAATCATTGATTTCAACGATGGTTTGCCAGACAATGCAGTAGTTTGCTTTGCAAATACTGGTAGAGAGATGCCACAGACATTAGAGTTTATTAATGATTGTTCGCTCCATTGGGGGTTACATATTGTTTGGTTAGAGTATGATTTAAATAAAGAAAATAAACACATATTTAAAATAGTGGATTATAAAAATTGCAGTAAAAAAGGTGAGCCTTTTGACAAACTTATTAACAAACATCAAATGTTGCCAAATCCATTAGCAAGATTTTGCACTGGTAGTTTGAAAAGAGATACTATCAGTAAATATTTAAGAAGTCTTGGGTGGAAGAGATGGCACAATATTATGGGTATCAGAAGTGATGAGAAACATAGATGTAAAGATGGATTTCAAAATGGATTTTATCCACATTACCCCATGGTTGAAGCTAATCATAGTTTATTTGATGTTGACCAATTTTGGGAGAAACAACCATTTAAATTAGATTTACCAGTTGTTAAAGGCAAAACAATAAAAGGTAATTGTGATTTATGTTTTTTAAAATCAGAATCACAACTTGCATCAATGGTAAGAGAGCATCCAGAGTTAGCGAAATGGTGGATAAATGCAGAAAAAAGATTAAACAGAAGATTTGAAAGAAATAGAAGCATGGAAGAATTTGCTAGTTTTGTTAACGCACAACAAGATTGGATATTTAATGATGAGGCTTATCTTTGTCAAAAAGATGGTGGGGAGTGCACTGGATGAAAATAGTAGATTTATTTAGTGGCATAGGTGGCTTTAGTTATGCTGCCGAACAAATAGTAGGTGGCTTTGAGACAGTGGCTTTTGTTGAAAGAGATGAATATTGTCAAAAAGTCTTGCGTAAACACTGGTCAGATGTACCAATATATAGTGATATAAGGAGTTTTAATGGAAAAGAATACAAAGATGCAGACATTGTTGTTGGAGGATTCCCTTGTCAACCCTGGTCAGTCGCAGGATCTCAAAGAGGCAGCGAAGATGACAGAGATCTCTGGCACGAAATGGTTAGGATTATTAAAGACATACGGCCTAGATGGATCATTGGCGAAAATGTGTCAGGCTTTGTTACAATGCCAATGGGTCTCACAAGAAGTCTCGTTGACTTGGAAAGTATTGGGTATAAAGCCATACCATATCTTATTCCAGCTGCAGCCGTCGATGCAAAACATAGACGAATGCGATGCTGGATTGTGGGCCACTCCGAACACGATGGATCATCTGCCACCCCGTTCAGAGGAGGGAACGAACAAATTAATGGAGGGTCACCGCAAGGGCAGAACAAAGCCAGCGAACTTGAGGGAGCAAGTGGACAACAAGACAATGGATATGTACAAACAGACATCTTCGACTTTGTGGCCGACACCAACAACTCAAGAGATAGAACACCCGCAAGCGGAATTGACACCGAACAACAGGAGATTGAGCAAGGACGGGCATACATCTCACAGTCTGAATCTAGCAGACAGCGTGAAGATGTGGCCAACACCGAGAACAGGAGGGGGGAGCAGACCGAATGGCAAAGGGGGGAAAGTATTAGCGGAAGAGGTATTGATAGCAGAGGGAATAAGACAAAGAGGCAAGAAGATAAGCGAGATGTACCCAACACCGAGAGCAAGGGATTGGAAAGACGGCTACACAGTTCCGCCGTCAGTTCAAAAGGGAACGAGAGCACATACTCTGGGGACATTTATAGCGGAGAAAGAAACAATGTGGCCGACACCGACAACAAAGGGGTACGGACACGCATCGATGGGTCAGACGATGATCTTCCGAAAGAAAGTGGAGAACGGAGAAATGACCGAACAACAAGCGGAACAGATGTTGGGGGTAACTCTAAGACCACCGAGAATGGAGAAATGGGATTATCCGAAAAAGGAGATGTTCCCTACACCATCGGCAAACGAGGATGCAGCGGGTCGACCAGGGGG